GGAAGTAATAATAACCCTACCAAAATGTTTTATATATTGGGTATACGTTTTTACGGCTATGATGAAGAAGGTAATCAAGTGTCCGGCGACAGTGTATTTGACGGTACTTCAATTGATCCCAACGCCGGGCCAGGTGGAGCATTGTTTGAGACATTTTATGATATCGTTATTACTGAATTTAAATTCAAAATTGATGGCAATGCAACCACTTACGACATTCGGGCCGAGACAGCTAGTATATCGTCATCAATTAACCAAACAAAAGGCATAGTTCCTGACAATAAAAATGTGTATGGTACAACTGTTAGGGATATGTTTTCAGGGCCAAACGGTTTGCTAACTCAATTAAACAAGGATCAAAAAGCTTTGTTGGATAATGAGACAATAGAACATCCCATTACATATAGAATTCAGTGGTTAGGTTCTGGCGGAAGAAATATTGCATTGTCTAGAATGAATACTCCTAACAAAACGAGTAAGAGTAATCAGGCAGGGGCAGGGGCAGAGAATACTGCACAATCAAATGAAGCCACTGCTGCTAGAGCAGCACCTAATAAGAATCGGATAGAACACAAAGTATCTGGCGGTAGCCCTATAGTTCAAGAACTAGAGCAAATAATAGTTCAAAGCACCTACTTAACAGATGCTATGTCTGTAAATTACACAGACGCACCAGAATCTGATTCGGAATCATCAACTCCGGAATCCGTAGAAGGTGCCGGCCGACAAATTGCTTGGTTCAGCGTGAGTCCACAAATTAGTAATATTAGGTGGGATAGAAAAAGAAAAGACTGGGCATACGATATTACCTATGTTATTCAACAATATCTTATTCCGCAAATTGAAAATCCGTATGTAGTAAACAACACCTCATACTATGGCCCGCATAAAAGATATGAATACTGGTATACTGGTAAAAATACAGAAATACTTGGCTATGAACAAGTAATTAATAATCAATATTTCGTGTCATTACTAACTAACCCAGAAAATAGTGGCAATTCTGGTGGTAATAGTTCTAATAACGATGGACAAGGCGCCAAAAATGCAGTAAATACTCAATCAAATGGTAATAAGTCAGGAGGACAAGGTACTCCTAGTCTAGAAGCAGGAAATAGTTTTAGAACAAGCTTATATGATCCAGAAAGTTTTGCTAAAGCTAAAATTCAAATATTAGGAGATCCGGACTTTTTAATACACGATACTGTTTCTGGTACTTTAGGAGGAGGAAGAAACTTACAGCAGGCCTATAGTAAATTTTATGAGGCAAACGGGACCACTGTTAATCCTACGTCTGGACAAGTATTCGTTGAAATTGACTTTAAGGAAGCAGTTGACTATTCTCGTATTAACGCAGTCATTAACCCACTCGCAGCAAAGGATGCAGCAGACAAACAAACTCAAGAAGAAGAGGGTCTTACCAATTCCAACGATAATCAAACTGGAAATGCAAGTCCAACAACTGCGAATACCACAACACCTACAGGAACCCCGACGGATCGGGAAGCATTAGATATCGCTGCTGCATCACTTTTCACGCGTGGACCATTTGCTGATGGTTACCGACTTGGTCCAACATCATAAAGAGATATGAAATATGCCTATTGACACAACCAAACAAAAAGGTCCTGTTAAAAGCTCTAGACCAGAATCTGGCGGAGCTAATGTAAAGAACTATCCAATTATTGGTGTTGTTAAGGACAATATTGATCCTACTAGAGCAGGAAGAATCAAGGTAGCACTACAAGATGGTAAGGGTGCTGTTGATCCTGACTCTGCTGGCAACTGGGTAACTGTTCAATATTTGTCTACGTTCTTTGGAACGATCGGTTCCAGCTCAGGAGAAGGTGCTGAGGATTATGGATCATATAAAAACAATCCTACCTCATATGGTCAATGGCAAGCTCCGCCTGATATCGGGACTAAAGTAGTCTGTATATTTGTCAACGGTGATCTTAACGCCGGGTATTATATTGGTGCTATTCCAGAGCCTGAAGCGTTACAGATGGTTCCTGCAATTGGCGCCAGCGACAAAGTAACATTAAATCAAGGTGAAGCTGACGGGTTTGGTGGTGCAACTAGATTACCGGTTACTAACCTAAATACGAATAACAAAGATAAAGCAGACAGTAATCAATTCTTAGATACTCCTCGCCCGGTTCACAGCTATTCAGCTAGTGTAATGAGCCAACAAGGTATCATTCGTGATCCTGTAAGAGGGCCAATCTCATCCAGCGCAAGCAGAGAGACGGTAAGTAGAGTAGGCTGGGGTGTAGCTACACCGGGAAGACCCATATATCAAGGAGGATATGATGACTCAACTCTTCCTGAAAACTTATCAGGAGAAAAAGCGCAAGAGTTAAAAGTAATTTCTAGACGAGGCGGACACAGCATCGTTATGGATGACGGTGACGTTATTGGCCGCGATCAACTCGTTCGCATTCGCACAGCTTTAGGCCATCAAATCTTAATGAGTGATGATGGACAAACATTGATGATTCTTCATAGCAATGGTCAGAGCTATGTTGAATTAGGCAAAGAAGGTACAGTTGATATCTATTCAACTAACAGTATTAACATGCGTACTCAGGGTGATTTTAATATTCACGCTGATCGCCATGTTAATATTCACGCAATGGAAAACTTGAATATTCAAGCTAAGAATATTCATACAAACAGTGAAGAAGAAACTAAATCACGAGCAGGAAAAGATTATAGAATTGAGGCATTAAACAACTTTACTGTTAAGGCTGGTGCAGCATTTGCAGCTAGCAGTGGCGGCGAAGCTAGCATGGTTGCCGGTGGACAAGCATTCGTTAATGGTAGCAAAGTAAATCTCAATTCAGGAAGTCCAGGATTGACCCCAGCAACAGTACCCATCATATCTCTCGTTGCACAAACAGATACCCTGTTTGATGAAGGGAAGGGCTGGGCTGCCGCCCCAGGCAAACTATTAAGTATCGCATCAAGAGCTCCTGCACACTTCCCGTGGGCAAATGCAGGTATGGGAGTTGATGTTAAAACTTCAGGTAACGCTAGTGATAACTTACCCAAAGCTCCATCTAACGCCGTTCAGAATGTGAATGCCGCTGCTGCCGCTAGCGGAGCAACACCACCAAACACCGCAACTGTTGCTTCAGTCCCTGCAACAAATTCAGTATCTCCTGCAATGGATAAAAATACAACAGGTGCAGTATTGGGAGCTGTTGCAACAACTGCGGCTACTGGGGTAACTGCACCTGCTGTAGCTGGCGGCGCAGCAATTATTCCAACAAGTGCAGGCGCAAAAGCCTCAGGATTAATTGGAGCAATTAATCAGGTAGCGGGCAATATTAATACTGCTATCGGACAGGTAAATCAAGTTGTATCCACTGCAAGCTCGGTAGTAAATCAAGTCTCTACTTCTGTAACGCAGTCTGCGGTTGCGGTTGGCTCTTTTGCTCAAACACCTCAACAGCTAACTCAGTCAGGAATATTAAAGCCCGGTTCATCCAATCTTATTAATGGTTTGGCTAGCGCAGGAAAGAGCATTATCAATAGTGTTCCTGACTCACTGTTTACTGGAAAAGCAGGAGCCGAAAATGTTACTGCACTAGCAACAAATGTTGTAGCACAGGCTCAATCTGCGGTAACTGTAATGCAGTCTGCACAAAAAGCATTAGGTGATGCAGGAATATTAACTGGTAAGGAATCATCCACCCAAACAGCTGGACTTGTCACCGCTACAGCTACCGCTGGAATAGAACAAACTATTAGTGTAGTTAAGCAAGCTGCAAGCACAACCACATCGCTAGTAAATAATGTAACTAACATATCAAGTAGTTTAACTCAGACCACAAACTCAGTCACCGGCGCAGTGAACAGTGCAATCAGCACCGCAACATCACTTACAGGATCAATCACCGGGGGAATAAATTCTGCAACTAATGCAGTAGGTCAATTACAAAATACTGCAAATCAAGTTTCCGGTGCGTTAGACAAAGCTAGCTCAGTGTTGAATTCAATTGGTGCAGGTAATGAAGCAGCTAATTTGGCTAATAGCTTAGGTGGATTGGGCGGAATCGCAAATGCACTTAAGGGAATGGGTGAAGGCGGCCCATCGGTATCGCTAACCGGATTACTCGATTCCGTTAAGGGCATAGCAGGATCAGCATATAGTGCTATATTAGACAGCTTCCCTAAATTAGAGCCAAACGTTCCGCAATATCTTTCTGATTTTGCTAAGCAGGCAGCAACTAAAGCAGCAGTTACCGAAAGTACTGTCCCCGGTTCACCAGCACCTGGCGCGACAAATCTTGAAAACAGATTATCCACTATTGCTCAAAACTTGACCGGTGATTTGGCACCAATTGGCGAAGGGTTGGCAAGTACAGTAAACAACACTGTAGCAGGAATAACCGGCTCACTACAAAATACTATTAATCAAGTGACTGAAGGAGCAACCAATATATTATCAGGCAACACGCCATCTACTGTAACATTGACTTCTCTAACCGACACATTATCGCAAGCATCCACATTTGTTAATAATGTATCTGGAGTCACCAATACTACTACCAACTTGATTAATCAGGTAACGGGCGTTGCCGGCGATGCTTCTAGGGTACTCGCTAATGTAAATAATGCAGTAAATGAAGTAAATGGTTTGTCAGGTGCTGCACAAACATTGCAGAGTGGATTGACCAGTCTTGCAAATGCGGCTAAGTCAGTACAAGCAGGTGGCGGTTCTGCTAAGGCATCTACTCTTGCTAGTGGAATAAACAATCTACCGGGCGGAATTAAATCGGTATCATCATTGTTGGATAAAGCGTCCGGCGCAGTCAACATGGTTCCGGGCACTGGTCAGTTGTCTGGACTATTGCAAAATGCACAGACGCAAGTGTTGAACGGATTATCTACTGTTAATAATGTATTGAACGACATTAACAATATTACTAATAAAGCTGGCGGACTAAGCTCACTAATAGCATCAAAGCTTCCTCTAGGCGAAGCTTCGCAGATGTTGTCAGCATTGTCAGCATTAGGGTCAGGCGGTCCAAGTCCTATTAGACTTCCTGAGTTGGGTGTGAATACTCTTAACAGAGCTTCGCTCACTGCACAGATCAATAACATTATCGGTGACTTAGGCATACCAAAACCCAACTTGTTGGGTGAGGTATTATCAACTGTTGTTATGGCTATTGAGAAAAGAGAATTGGAACTCAGAAAAGAGAGACAGCGAATTCAAGAACAACTTGATATTGCTGAAGCTGAAGAAATTAAGGCAGGAAATGAATTTGTTGACGCATTTAATACCCTTCCGGAAGGCGATCCAACCATTGCTGCACTAGAAAAGAAATATAACGAAGCTAGAGCTAAAACTGAAAAACTAGTCAGAGAATTAGCCAATGTGGGTAAAAGAGTCAAAGAAACTACCGAGGCTAAAACAGCACCTCCGGACCCTGCAACAGCTCCTGCTCCACAACCCACATTAGCATTGAACACAACACAAGTCAACAATAACATTGGGTTTGGATGAGCTAAATATTGATAGAGGATAACACATGGCAACTTACTTGGGATTCAGCACGCAAAATGCATGTCAACCAAAAACGACGAACGCTACATCAGGCAGTGCAGGCGGCCCGGGCGGAATTCGCACAGGTATTAATTGGGGTAAAAAATACAGTTTAGTAGACAATGATCTAGTAATACAAGATTTTATTAACGCTCTCAACATACGAAGAGGGACTAAAGTAGGTCAGCCTGGCTATGGAACTATATTGTGGGACTTATTGTTTGAACAAAACGTAGCACAAGTTCAAGATGACATTGAAAATGAAGTAAGAAGAATCGCTAGACAAGATCCTAGAATGGTGTTCAACATGGTTAGGTCTTATCCATATGAAAACGGAATTCTGATAGAAATTCAGATGGCTGTACAACCCATAAACCAGCCTGTAGTTATTAAAGTAAACGTGAATATTCAAGAGAGTACAGCCACTTTAGTATAAAACACGGTTTTTTTCTATGATAAATATATTATCAATAGAGAGAAACTATGGCAACAAGTTCAAGACAATCAGCACTATTTGGCCTTAACGACTGGAAGACTATTTACCAGACGTTCAACCAAGCAGACTTTCGTAGTTATGACTATGAAACACTACGCAAAGCGTTTATAGATTACCTTCAGGTATATTATCCTGAAACTTTCAATGATTATGTTGAATCTAGTGAATTTGTTGCCTTACTAGATGTAATCGCCTTTATGGGACAGGGTCTTGCATTCCGTAATGACCTAAACGCTCGTGAAAACTTTATTGATACTGCTGAACGTAGAGATAGTGTTGTTAAGCTTGCTAATCTTGTGAGCTACACCCCAAAAAGAAATATTGCTGGTCAAGGCTATCTCAAAGTAACTAGCATTAGCACTACCCAAAACATTACTGACATTAATGGTTTAAATCTAAGCAATGTTCCTGTATTATGGAACGACCCTGCTAATCCTAATTGGCTAGAGCAGTTCAACACAATTATTAACGCTGCATTGATCAATACACAAAGAATTGGGCGCCCCGGTAACGTTAGTGAAATCTCTGGCATAACAACCAATGAATATAGCATACAGATTGCTCCCAATGCACTACCTATCGTCCCATTCAATGCAACAGTCAACAACACCAACATGAACTTTGAATTGTGCAGTGTCACTAGCATAGACGAAGATTATGTTTATGAAATTCCACCTGCGCCATCTGGCCGTTTCAACATGTTATATCGTAACGACAAGTTAGGGTTCGGAAGTCCTGACACTGGATTCTTTTTCTACTTCAAGCAGGGAAGCCTACAGACATTTGACTTTGCATTACAACAACAAATTGCAAACCAAACCATTAACATTGATATTCAGGGAATTAACAATACTGACACTTGGCTGTACAAAATCAATCAAGATCGTTCTAGAGATTTGTGGAGAAAAGTTGAAAACGTATACGCTGATGCCTACCTACAAAACGAAAGTTCAGCTAGACAAATCTTTTCTGTAAGCTCACGTTTCAACGACCAAGTAACTTATGTGTTCGGTGATGGAGTATTTTCTGAAATACCTGTAGGAAACTTTAGAGCATATGTTCGTGCAGGTAACGCACTCACTTACACAATTTATCCTACAGACATGAACGGTTTATCTGTGGCGTTTACTTACATATCACGATTGGGTAGAGCAGAAACTTTGACATTAGGATTGTCACTAACTCAAACTGTGACTACTGCACAAGCTAGAGAATCAATCGCTGAAATTAAGCAACGTGCCCCTACTCGCTACTATACACAGAATCGTATGGTAAATGGCGAAGATTATAATAACTTCCCATATACACTGTATAGTTCAATTATTAAGAGTAAGGCAATCAATCGTTCAAGCATTGGCGTGAGTAAGAACTTAGACTTACTTGACCCAACTGGTAAGTATAGCAGCACAAACAGTTTCGGTTCTGACGGCGCATTATATCAAGATGACACTGATGGATTCTTGAATCTTACGATCAATAACACCAGCGATATTATTGCATTCTTTACAAATACATTAGCAAGTGTATTGTCGTTGAATCGTGCAAGCCAATATTATATTCAAAATTATCCTCGCTATGATGTTAATACTAGTACTGGCGATGGAGTAGTATATTGGAAGACTAGCTCAGTAGATACTAGCAGTGAATCAGGGTATGTATATAATGTTTCTGGTAGTTTAGAAACTCCGATTAATGTTGGTACATTCAATACTAATAATTTAAAGTATCTAACGACTGGCGCTATTGTAAAGTTCAATGCCCCTGCAGGTTTTTACTTTGACAGTGATAACAGATTGAAAGCGGGAATCCCGGGACCTAGTGATAGCACATTTATTTGGACTACTATTCTCAATGTCGTGGGCGATGGATCAAACAATGGCGAAGGTAGCTTTGCAAATGGTTCAGGGCCTATTGTAGTCAGTGGGTATGTTCCCGATGGAGTTGTTCTTACTCAAATTATTCCAGTGTTTGGCAACAACATCCCCGCTAGCGTAATTCAAGAATGCTTGATCAGAATGGAATTGAATCAAGATTTCACATTAGTATTTGACAATTCATTAATGATCAACCAGAATAGATGGAGCATCAAGAAATTCACTGATCCAAATTGGTTCGTGAAATTCACTAGCGTTGGACTTAACAGATATTCTATTACATACAGGTCACTAACATATTATTTTGCCAGTGTTGCTGATACTCGTTTTACTTTTGCTAAAAACGAATTAGTCTATGATCCATTTAGCGGTAAAATTATTCAAGACTTTATTAATGTATTAGGAATTAACGCACTTCCTAATAATACTACACCGTTGGGTAAAGATACTAAAGTTAACATCTTAGGACAGACTGTTGAAAGCGACGGCTACGTAAATGACTTCCAAGTAGAAGTTGCAGCCACAGACGTAAACAACCGTCAATTGATTTTGAATCCAGACTTCTTTAATGAAATTACTGGATATGTCAGTGGAGGTTCCAATATTGGAATCTATACATTCTTTGAGACTGTACAAGACCCTATCAATTTAACACGCCAGTATTTGATACCCACAAGTAGTGTTATGTCACAGTATCCAACACAGACTCAAATTGAGCTTGTGAAGTATGATTATCCTCTTGGACAATTATTCTATGCATACGGTGAAAATAAATTCTACAAAACTGTACAGGATCAAACTGTAACAGTTCCATTCTACTATTTGGTTGAGCAATTGCAGTATAGTGTTAAGCCCGGTCGTCAAGGATTAAGTTATCAGTATCGCCATAACTCAAACAATACAAATAGAATTGATCCAGTTACAACTAATATTATTGATTTGTATGTGGTTACTCAGAGCTATTATACTGCATATCAAAACTATATTGTTGACAGTACTAATACTATTCCTGAGCCAAATAGACCTACTTTAACTGAACTTACACAAGAATACAATCAAGTGCAAAACTATAAAATGTTGTCGGATTCCGTAATATTAAATAGTGTTGAGTTCAAGCCATTGTTTGGACCTAAAGCTGACCCAGCGTTGCAAGCAACGATCAAAGTAGTAAAGGTAAGTAAAGTTAATGCTAGTGACAGTGAAATTAGAAGTGCAGTGTTGGCTGCAATGAACAATTATTTCAACATTAATAATTGGGACTTTGGTGACACATTCTATTTCTCAGAGCTTAGCGCATATCTACATGCTGAATGCGGAGACCTGATCAGTTCCGCAGTGTTAGTACCAAATGATCCTACCATGAGTTTTGGAGACTTATATGAAATAAAGTGCAGACCATATGAAATCTTTGTCAACGCTGCTACAGCAAATGATGTATTAGTTGTACCGGCACTCACTCCCGATGAATTACAAATAAGATAAGTAGATACATGGCTAGAGTAAGAACATTAAATTTCCTTCCGGAAATATTTCAGACCCCCACTAACGCTGAATTTTTAGCAGCGACCCTGGACCAAATTGTTAGTAATCCAGTAACAGCTAAAGTTCAAGGCTATGTTGGTAGTAGATTTGGACCGGGTATAAATGCGCTTGATTATTATGTCACCGAGCCTACCAAAGTTCGCACAGACTATCAATTAGAACCCGGGGTAGTATTCACTAAGCCTGGTGAAAGCGTTGCACGAGACTTCATTACATACCCTGGCATTGTTGACTCACTAAAAATCAGCGGTGCAGTAACTAATAATAATGATCGTTTGTTCCAAAGCCAGTTCTATTCATGGGATAGCTTTACGAATCTAGACAAGCTTGTGAACTATCACGAGTACTACTGGATTCCAGCCGGTCCTCCTGCTGTTACAGTTTCTAACTCAGTAGTCTTTACAAACGAAGATTATCTAGTAACTGATTTTGCTAATAATTACGAAATCTCAGAAGTAGGTTCTCAGATTGATTTAGGATCAAACCCAACACTATCTCTATTGCGTGGCGGCACGTACACGTTTACGGTAAATCAAGATAGTCAGTTTTGGATTCAGACTGAACCTGGCACTAGCGGCTTTGAAGCAACTCAGCCCAATATTCCTACTAGAGAAGTGTTTGGTGTTTCAAACAACGGCGAGAATAATGGCACAGTAACGTTTGTTGTACCACAAAAGAATGCACAAGATCAATATATTTTCCCCGGCAACAATGTTGTTGACGTAGTTTCTACATTACCATTCAGTCAGGTAAATGGTCAAAGACTCTATACTATCACTGATCCTGCAACCGGAATCACCTATCCCGGATTACAAGAAATTGATGGTGTATCTGGGTTAAATGGATTGCGTGTAATGTTTTACGACACTGGCGCAGTCGATGAAATTGGATATATCTCATCTTACTATGATGAAACATTCTATGACGTAAACGATCCATTCTTTACTAACCCTGCAACAGTAGTTGTTGCTAGCACTAGCGCAGTCAATAATGCATTGACCGTAGATACAGGATATTCAACTGGACCATTAATATTAAATCAGACTATTACAATTTCTGGGACTCCGATGGGAGGTCTTGTACCGGGTCAGGTATATTTTGTTAAAGAAATCTTGAGTTCAACAGAGTTTACTGTTTCAGAAAGCATTGAGGGTGCGACTGTAACATTGTCCACTCAGAGTGGCGTAGACATGGTCGTGAATATCAATCAGGGTCAGTTTGAGCAGGGCTTCTATTCTACAGTAAACGAGAACTTCTATAGAATTCAATTAGTAGGAGATCCTAACAATCCTGTACTAAGATTAATTCCAGATGGATCTATCCCTAACAATCAAAACATCGTTCCTCAGTTTGGTGTTCAGTGGATTAATCGTCCATTCTATCGCAATACACTGGGAGTAATCTCACTAGTACCTCAGATTACAGCGCCGAAAGATATTCTATACTATCAAGATGGTTCTAACCCCAACAAAGTTGGCATCTTGAAAATTATTGAAAATAATGGTAAAGATTATCTAGATGTTGATACGGAAATTTTAGGTAAGATTAACTATACTTCTCCAAATGGTGTTGCATTTACAAATGGCTTAAAAGTTAGCTTTGACGGAAACGTGTTTCCTGTTAGCTATCGCCGCGGCGAATACTACGTAGAAGGTGTTGGCACCGGAATTGAATTAATTTCCGTAGAAGATTTAATTTGCCCTGAAGGATTTACTATTGGTGACTATATACCTTGGGATTCTTTGGGCTTTGATATCGGTAACTATGACATTAATTTATTCTTGCCTATTGAACAAGATTATATCACTATTGCTAGAAACAGCATAAGCAGAAATGCATGGTCTAGAAGCAATCGTTGGTTCCATATTGATGTTATTAACGCTACTGCAAGCTATAATAAAAATCCTGCAATATTAACAGAGTTTGCAACACAGGAAAATAAAGCTAAAAGACCTATCATTGAGTTTTATCCAAACCTAAGATTGTATAACGGTGGCTCAGTAGGTAAAAGAGCAGTAGATTTCTTTGACACTAGAGAACCAGATGCACTCACTAACGTTGCTGGACTATACAATTATTATCCCGACGTTGAGACGTATACTACAAACACTGCGGTAGTTGCTCCTACCCCGACAACAATTGTTGCAGTAAGTGCAATGCTTGCCGGCGAGACTTATGTAGTTGACACTGCATTTGGCACTTTGCAGCCTGTTTGGAATACGCTTGCTGGCACTGAGGGCGTTACCTATGTTGACGGTGACGTAATTACTTGCCAGGTAGACGGCAGCACAATTGCTGTTCCTGGCACCGGTCTAGCAAGACTGTTGTATGATCAAACAACGATTGTTGTGCCACTAGACGAAGTTACCGGAACGTTCCAAATCGGGATGTACACTGGCGACACACTAAATCTAGTTCCCGTAAATTCACAAATTATTAACCTTTCAGATGACGGTACGGATCTAACAATAACAGTTAACTGGCCATATCCTCAGGATCTAGTAGGCGGAACAACTAGCATCGTTGGCACTGATACTACAGCTAGCAACTACGCAGTATTCCCTGGTGCAAGAATCATTTTTGCAAATGATACGGATGCCGAAACAAGCACTACCATTTATGTAGTAGATATCGTAGAATTAGCACCTGGTCAAGAACCGGAAATCGTATTAACTAGAGCAGAAGACGCTACCATTGAGATTGATGAGCAAACTGCAATTTCTAGAGGATATAATTATCAGGGCAAGACATTCTATTATGATGGAATTGAATGGCTAGAAGCTCAGCAAAAAGTTACGGTAAATCAAGCTCCGTTATTTGATGTGTTTGATGACAACGGCATTTCTTTTGGCAACCCAGAAATCTATAACAGTACAACATTTAAGGGAAGCACAATATTTTCATACGGTATTAATCCATTAACCGTTGACGATCCTATTTTAGGCTTCCCAGTGCGCTTTAGCGACATTGGCAATATCGGTGACATTAGCTTTGACGTAACTCTTAACTCAGATACATTTGACTATGTGCGTGGTTTTGAGTCTATCACTCAAAAAGTAAACACCGGTTATGTTCACAACACTACTACACGTACAGAATATCAGAGAGAGTTGGGTTGGCAAACAGCAGTTGCTCCTAGCACGCAGTATCAGATATTCAATTTCAATTATCAAATTGAAAACCCTACATTAGTTTATACGTGCGATGTTCAAGCATTGCCTGACTTATTACCAGACGAGCAGGGCTGGACTAGTGTTCAGGTATACTACAACAATGTTTATCAAGAGCCTAGCAATTATACAATAACCCGCTACGACAATGCAACTAGTATTACATTGATCAATCCGCCCGAAGAAACTACGGTAGTACAAGTTTTGGTATTGAGTGATCAAGTAAGCAACAATGCTTACTACATGACACCTATCAATCTAAACAACAACCCATTCAATGAAGACTTGACAGTTGCAGATTTAGGTGATATCAGAAATCAATACCAAGACATATTTGTAAACGCACCCGGCACGACCGGCAATATCTTTGGTGTAAACAACTTTAGAGATTTAGGCAATCTAGTTCCATATGGAACTAAGATCATTCAAAACAGTGCAAGTCTTGCAATACCCGGTGCATTCCTGCGTAAGTCTAATCACGACTTGTTAAACGCATTGTTGTTCAACAGCCGCGAATACGTAAAGTATAAGCAATTGCTTGTAGATACTGTGCAAAATACTGATTATGTACAACGTTATACTCCTGCTGACATTCTAGACGATGCAATTGAGCAAATTTCTGCTAGCAGAAGTGAAACCAGCGCATTCTTCTGGTCAGACATGTTGCCTAACAAGAGTCCATTCAGAGTCAACACTTACAAGTTTAACAGTAACAATGATGTAACTAGATATCCATTGAGTCAAGTTTATAACTTTGAATCAGCAAATTATAATGGCGTACTAGTTTATCTTAACCGCACCGTTGACAACAACTTAGTGCAGAAGCAATTACTAAGAAATGTTGACTATACAATTAGCACTGATAGTCCCACATTAACTATCACATTAGATTTGGTACCTGGTGACAGCGTTGTAATTAAAGAATACAATCAGACGTACGGTTCATATGTTCCTTATACTCCAAGTAAGTTGGGGCTATATGCACTACACCAGCCTCAGGTAGTATTGGACAGCGACTATACTGTTCCAACATACTTCATTAAAGGTCACGATGGATCATATACGAAGTTGTATGGTGACTATATTCCTGAGCTAGATGTTCTTATTGACTTCAGAGACCAAGCATTGCTTGAGTTTGAAAAGAGAATCTACAATAACGTAAAACTAAGCACCGAAGTTCCTATCAAGTTCTATGATGTACTTCCCGGCTTCTTTAGAAATAGTGACTATAGCTACGATGAATGGCTACAGATGTATTCTGTAAACTTCTTGAATTGGATTGGTCAGAACAGATTAGACTACAAGACTCAGTTCTATAACAGAAACAACGAATTCACATACAACTATACCAACGCACAAAACAAGTTGGATGGCTCCCCTATTAAGCAGGGATATTGGAGAGGTCTATACGAATATCTATATGATACTACTACTCCTAACTTGACCCCTTGGGAAATGCTAGGGTTTGCTGATAAGCCTACGTGGTGGGAAGATCGTTATGGGCCGGCCCCATACACAAGCGACAACCTAGTATTGTGGGGAGACGTTGAAGCAGGTATCGTGTATTCAGAAGATGGCACGTTCACTGTTGTTCCTGAATTAGCAAGACCGGGAATCACTAATATCATTCCTGTTGACACAGCAGGTAATTTGCTCAGCCCATTATTCTCTGTTGTCGGTACTTATAATCCTAGCACTTTCCAGAAAGATTGGAGAGTTGGTGATGATGGTCCCGTTGAATTAAGCTATCGTCGTAGCTCAACATATCCGTTTGACGTAATAAAATTATTCGCATTAACCCGCCCGGCGGAGTTTTACAACTTAGCAGTTGACCTAGACAACTACAAATTTAATGCCGAATTCAATCAGTATTTGGTAAACAATAGAACCCATTTGATTCCTAGCGACATTGAAGTGTATGGTAACGGCACTGCTAAAACTTCCTACATCAACTGGATTGTTGACTATGAAAAGCAATTAGGCATTGACTCAACCGCTAACATCACTAGCTTGCTTGATAACCTAGACGTTAGATTGATCTATCGTTTGGCAGGATACAGTGACAAGACAATGCTTAAGTTCTATGTTGAGAAGGGTTCTCCCAATAGCAACAATGCAGCGTTATTAATTCCTGACGAGAGCTATTCAGTATTACTATATGACAACCAGCCATTTGACAAAATAACATTTTCTAGTGTTATTGTTCAACAAGATGTTGACGGCTATAAAGTATTTGGTAACTCTCAGAACATTGCTTACTTTACGACATACGCCCCGCTTAATAATGGCAATTACGAAGATATTACTGTAATCAACCAAAGAGTTAAAGTAAACAAAGATCATTCAACTCAAGAAGTATTAGTTCCATATGGAACTAAGTTCTATAGCGCCCAAGAAGTAGCTCAGTTTATTATGAGCTATGCTGCATACCTAAATGATAAGGGTATGATTTTTGATAAGATTGAATCTGGCGTAGAGATTAACTGGAATCTTATGGTACAAGAGTTCTTGTACTGGACGCAAACTGGCTGGGATGTAGGTAGCATCATTACATTGAACCCATCCGCAACAGATTTAAATGTCAATAGAGACGGATACATTGTACAGCCACTGACATTGCAGCAGCAAAACTTCATTCTTAATCAGGATCTATATCCGATTCAGCTTAACAACCTATGCGTAAATCGTGATGGGACTTCATTCAGAGTACACACATTGAACGAAGGTGATTCAATGTCTTATGCTCAGTTCAATGTCAGCAACTTTGAGCATGGTATTGTGTTTGATAACACTACCTTGTTCAATGACGTTATCTACAACCTAACAACTGGTCTAAGACAGAATAGAATTACTTTGCGCGGTATGAAGACCGCAGAGTGGAACGGTACAGTAGATACTTGGGGCTTTATTCTAAATCAAGACAACGTTCAAGAATGGGCCCGTGATATCAAGTATCCTAAGGGAATCATTGTAAAGTATAAGAACAAGTATTGGACTGCATTGAGACTCGTAGAACCATCAGCAGTATTCAATGAGCTTGATTGGAAATTGGTAGACTACCAAGATATTCAAAAGGGACTGTTGCCAAATAGTGCAACCCGTTCATATGAAAGCACACTGTACTATAACTGCAACGAAACTAATCTTGAACAAGATGCAGACTTGTTGTCCTTCTCATTGATTGGTTATCGTCCCCGTGATTACCTTGCTCTTGCAGACTTGACAGATGTAACGCAGATCAACGTCTACAAGAACATGATTAAGAACAAGGGTACACGCAATGCTACTCAGGCATTTGATGGTGTAAATCTGCCGCAGGGCGGAATCCAGTACAACGTTTATGAAAACTGGGCTATCAAGAACGGCGAATATGGCGGAGTACTAAATGATAACTTTGTTGAGTTCAGACTTGATCAAAGCGTATTGACCGGCAACCCGAGCATTGTGTCACTTAATAACGGTGTGTATACTCCAGGGGCAATGCAGGAAGTTTCATTGTACGACCTATTCAATTATGGCGATAATGTTACCGATCCTAACATACTAGCCACTGTCAATACCGAAGCAACTGACATTACATATCCTAGCGCAGGTTATGCAAACTTTGATGACGTAAAAATGTCATCATTCTACTATGCAGGATTGCCAAACGCCGTTGATAAGTCAGGTAAGGTAATCCCAATACAGAATTTCTATGTAAGAGACTACTTCTGGTTAGCAAACTTTAAAGAAAAGTGGGGCATCTATACTTGGAATCCAATCGGACAGGTGGTTGCTGCAATCGGTAATGTAAACGGAACCACCACAATCCGATTCTCACAACCGCACAATTTAAAGAAATTAGATCCTATTGCGATTGTTAATTTCTCAACAACCGTTGATGGTTACTATTTGGTTTCCGATATCATTAACCTCAATGAAGTAATAATCAATTTAAATCTGCCAAATCTCAACAGCGGCAATGTATTGCAGGGACTTGGTGTAGGTTTGTTAGTAACTAATCAAAGAGTGAACAAGCCATCTGACATTGAATCTTTATCACTGTTAGAAGCAGAGTTTACTAAGAATACAGTTTGGGTAGACGAGAACACTGATGGTAGCTGGGCAGTATATCGCAAGAATATCAACTATCAAAATACTGGCGAAATTTATGTTGACAATTCAACAACGTTTGGTTCAAGCGTAGCCTATACTGATATTGTGGGATACTTGATCGGTGATCCTGGCGCAGGCAAAGTACACAGATTCTATTACAACGAGTCTACAAACGAGTATGATTTGGCCCAAGTAATTACCAAAACAAGTTCGTTTGGCTCTGCTATTGCACACGCAGGTAACACATTTGTAATATCTCAACCCACCGGAACTCCAAAAGTCTTTGTGTATATTTGGAACGACACTACTGCAACTAACAACCTAATTCAGTATCAAGAAATTGCAGCGCCTGGCGGAGTAACTGATTGGGGAAGTAAGATTGCTATCTCAGGTGATCAGAATTGGATTTATATCTCTGATTATCTTAATACCAATGTATACGTATACCGAAAAGATAACACAGAATTTACTGCTGGATATTTCACTGTAGGACAAACTTACACAATTACTAGTGTGGGAACAACTGACTTCACAACAATCGGTGCCCCGCAGAATAGTGTAGGCATTACATTCGTTGCTACGGGAATTGGTACCGGAACAGGTACTGCAACACGAGTGACATACCAAGAAGCAGCAGTGATTGATGGAAGTTTGCTAGGATTAACCAATAGTGATGGATTTGGCAAGTCAATCTCAACCAGCTACTATGGGGACAGAATATTCATCGGTGCACCAAACAAAGATCACGCAAATGGCACGACCGATAATGGCGAACTATATTTCTATCAACGTTCTGTGCAGAACTTTGAAGCGCAGTATACTACAGTTCCTTACTTACCGCACACATTCAATTTAGCATGGACACCCGATACCGCAGCCGCAAATGTAACTGCAACAAACGGTACTACTGACAAGATTACCCTTTCTACTGTAAGTGGAATGAGTGTGAATGATGCCATTGTTTTTGTTGGCAGTGGTCTATCTGGTACAGGAATTGAAGAAAACAAAACCTATTACATTGAATCTATCGTGGGCGGCGATATCACCATTAAAACTTCAAGATCATCAACTACTGTATTTGGTATTACTACAGTTGCTTCAGTAACCGGAGCTACTGCTTCAGCACAAACCACTCCGTTGTATGTTACTGTCAATGGAACACTAGTCGCTGATAATAACTATGCAGTAAATGGCAGCAATCTAATTTACAGTGGATTCTTAAGAGCCGGCGATATTGTAAATGTCAGCGGTAATGAGTTCTTCATGGCGCAAGAATTCAATCCAGAAACTAACGATAGAATCAATATTCAGTTTGGCTATGCAGTAGATACTACGCAATCTTCTGGCGAGTTGTTAATTGGTAGCCCATTTGAAATCAATGAAGAAATCAAAGAAGGCAAGGTATATAGATATACTGATGCAGGCGCAAGATTTGGCATAGTATTTGGTACAGAAGAATGCAACGTTTTGGGTTCACGTACTATTTTGATTAACGGATTCGCAGTTAATTTAGCAGCGGGCAATGCCGAAGATACAGCTTCAGTAATTAATGCGACTCAAGTGCCGAACGTTATTGCTTCTTCAACTAGTGATAACAAGTTAATCATTCAGGTGGCAGACCAGTCATTAGCTCAAATCAACAACAAACTAGTAGTAACTGCGTTTGATGATACGACATTGGCAGAGTTGGGCATACAGTCATATAGCTTTACTCAGATTGTTACTTGCCCGCATCGTGAGGGTCCAACTGAATTCGGTAAGTCAATCAAGTTTAACGAATTTGATTCTGTTGTTATCGGTGCCCCGGTTGGTGCTAATTTTGTAGGAACTACCTTTGACTTTACCGATGACGAAAATCTAGATAATGACACTGTGTTTGATAATAATGCTACTAGATTTGTAGAGAGCTATGCAAACTCTGGTGCAGTATATATGTTTGATTTACTATCAAACTACGAAGGAAATGCATTAAATCCTGGCGCATTTGTATATGCCCAGTCTGTGAACACTTCTACCTTAAACTTTGACTTCAATCCATATTATGGCTATGCAGTTGACTTCAATAACAATACTGTTGTTGCAGGTGCGCCCAACATGCAAGGCACATTGATCACCGGCGGTCAAGCAACTGGATTTACTAATGCAACTGGTGTCAGAGACTGGACTGAATATAGACAGTCAGCACCCATCGTTGACATTGAAAAAATTGAAAATACACAGATTTTCAGTGCATTGACAAACGATACTCTTGTAAACCTAGACTACATGGATCCATTACAGGGTAAGTTGTTAGGTGCAGTAAGACAGAACATTGATTATGTTTCTGGATCAGACCCGGCAAAATATAATAGCAATAATTCAACCAACGGGTATGTTTGGGGAGCAGAGCAAGTAGGACAGATTTGGTTCAATACTAAATCAGTGCGTTTTGTAAACTATCACCAAAACGATGTAGTATACAATAGCGAATATTGGGGCACTTTATTCCCTGGATCAGATGTTGCAGTTTACACTTGGGTAGCTAGCAACAATACTCCTGCTCAATATTCTGGTCCGGGTGTTCCTTTTGACGTTACTCAATATTGTGTTGGAAGTACTCTTAATTCTTCTAACATTGTTACGCCGATATATTATTTCTGGGTCAGAAACACCAACATCATTGACAAACATCGTGGGAAAACACTATCTGACAATATTATTGCTAGATACATCGCTAACCCAAGAAATTCTGGGATAGCTTATGTTGCACCGTTGCTACCTAATACTTTTGCACTGTATAACTCAGAAGAATATTTTGACGGCAACAACTCTATCTTCCATATAGGATATGCAAACGGAACTGGATCAGATGTTTCACACTCTGAATACACATTAATTCGTGAAAACTATCCAGATGACTTCTTGCCTGGATTGCCTGCTGTAGCCGACGCTCCTACTACACTGCCATTCCGAGTACTATACCCAGCAGCAGGCGTAGACGAGCCTAATTCACTATATGCTAGAATGCTAGACAGCTTAAGTGGCACTACAGCGCCCATAACAACACCCGACGGCACTATTGAAACCGGACAGGTTGTTCCTAATCCGTTCTTACCGAAAGCAGTTCAGTCAGGGGTTCTTGCAAGACCTAGACAGAGCTTCTTCTTTAATAGATTTACGGCTCTACAGAATTATCTTACCTATGCCAACGAAGTATTAATCCAGTATCCGATAGTAGAATTGAGACCTAACCTGTCATTCATTTTTGCGCAGGGTGAATTCTTTGATACTGCTAATTATTGGACTTATGTCAACTGGTGGCTACCAGGGTATAACAATAGCACTAGAGCGGCGTTGCAGGTTCCGATTTATGCTGATTTGGCAGAATTGCGTGTAGCTCCGGGGACTATTGTTAAAGTAGAACAGAACGGTCAGGGTCTTTTTGAATTTTATAGATATGATGACAATGGTGTTTGGTCTAGAATTGGTCTAGAAAACGGAACGATCCAATTCAATAGCTATCTTTGGGATTACGAAGCTGCTAAGCTAGGATACGGTGGTGACTTCTTTGACACTACGCCGTTTGATATCTATCCAAGTGAAGAAACCAGAAACATTGTTCGTGCATTGAACGAGCAAATTTACACCGGTGATTTACTAGAGCATAGAAATAAGAGCTTGGTATTACTATTTGAATATATCCAAAGCGAAACCATTGAATCGCAAAATTACTTACCATGGATTAACAAAACTTCATTGATGGATGTGTTCCACACTGTACGTGAACTAAAACCATACGAAGTGTTCAAGAGTGACAATGTTGCTTTCCTAGAAGGATACATCAATGAAGTCAAGCCTTATCACGTAGTCATTAAAGAATTCTTAGTAAAGTACACTGGAATTGAAGAATTTACCGGTGATATTACAGACTTTGATGTTCCGGCAACGTATAGCCCAACATATCAAGAGTATATTAGTCCGCAACTAGTTTATAGTGATCCTAATAATCGCTATGAATATGAATACGGTAATGATATTTGGGCCACTGCACCATACACACAGTGGTATCAGAATTATGGATTGTCAATCACTGGCGAACCCAACTACAACATAACTACCCTAAAAACATATATGGATTTGGGAACTAGAACTATGATTGTAGACAACGCTAGTGGCTTCCCAGTTAACGGTGTAATCAGAATCGGAGACGAATCTATTGCATATAGTTATGTTGACCGCGACTTGAATTTGTTAGGTGGATTGTCAAGAGGGTTCAATCAAACTGTAGTTGCTCAACATATTCCCGGTGCAAATATCTTTATTGATCTTCCTGCTGTGGTAGTGTTAAACGAGGGTAGCGGCTATACAGATGTTCCTCAAGTAACAGCGTATATTGATACTGCGATTTATCCGGCACCCAGAAAAGAAGCTATTCTACAGGCAGTAATGAGTGGCGACCGCGTCTCTGCTGTTAACGTAATTGATCCGGGCGAGGGGTATGCAGTTCTTCCCGAAATCAGAATTTCTACTGCGTATAGCGTACTCTTTAGTGATGCTGATATTAACCCTGCATTGCACACCATAAATCTATATGCGCCTTCTTTCGTGACCGGCGACTTAGTAAAATTCACTCAGGGTTCAAACGGCGGCAAACCAAACTTCTTAGTTAATGATCAGTGGTACTATGTTGGAGTTCTAGAGTCATTGCCATCCGTCATTGTTGCATTATATAACAGCTATAGCGATGCAGTGAAGGATCAGAATAGAATTCAGATCACACCTGGCTTAGCATCTAGCGACATGGTACTGTCTCCGGGTGCAAGAGCATCTATTGTAACGTCATCTTCACCAATTCGTGAAAACAATATCACTTTGCGCTTTGACAGAACAACATATGGTTCTCAGGTACTTGATTGGGAATCAGGGGCGTTCTATGGTGCATTCTTTGCAGGAACATATTACAACAGTGACAAGATTTCAAGCTCTGCTATCACGCTTGAAAGCACCGAGCCTGATATCAATAATATTCTTGCAAGTGCCCAAGGTGTAGCCCTACAAATCTCTGACGTAGAAAATGATAGACAGCTTACATGGTCTTCTACTATAAGATATGTTGAGAAAACAAATAGCTCAAATGATTCTATCAACTTAGTTCCTGCCGCAAAAACATTTGTTGGTACAGCTACAATTGCAGGCACAACAATGAATGTAACTGCAATTAGTGAGGGAACTGTAGTAATTGGTACATATGTGTATGGTCCAATTATTGATCCTGATACTCGCATTGTTTCGCAGATAAGCGGGACACCGGGCGGAACAGGCGTGTACGAGGTTTCAATCAGTCAACCTGAGACTATTGTAGTTAACGAAACAGTATCCTCATCTGGTTATATTGTAATGGAATCAACAAGTGGGTTCAGTATAAATGATGTAATAATCTTTGATGATATTGTTACCACAACCGGCACAACTAATATCGTTCCTGGAACAGTGTATTATGTAAAACAAATCATCAGTGGTACGGAACTTACATTATCAACTGCAATTAATGGATCACTATTCAATCCCGGCAATTGGACAGGAAGTATGTCAGTCGTCGGCTCTGCTGTAAATGGATATGAATTGAATGCTGCTGGAACCACTGTTGGTTTCTATGTAGACATGCCGATTAAGTTTGTAGGAGCTGTAGTAGGTAACCTTGCTGAAAACGAAACTTATTATGTTTCTGCAATTCATAACCCTATTCAATTCTCAGTTTCTACAACTCAGGGCGGCCCAACCGAAATCTTGATTAGTGAAACTGTGAGTGCGCAGGGACTAGAATGCTACACTGGTCAACTTGTAGACACTGCTATATTAACTTTAGAATATCCTGGAATTCTAGAAGTAACTACAACACAGGCTACTGTTAACACATTGACTGTTCCAATGTCACCCGTAGGCACTGGTGGAACAACAGGTTTCTATACTAATCTTCCAGTCTTCTTTACTGGGCAGGTGTTTGGTGGAATCATTGAAAATTTGGATTATTATATAACAACTGTTGTTGATAACGAAACTTTCACTATCAGTGAATTCAAAGATCCGGTTATCACAGAAATCTCTGAAACAGTTGCATCAACAGACACTATCGTAGTAGAATCCACAACCGGCTTTGACTTGAATGATCCTATCATTATTACATCGCTAACCGGAACGTTAGCATCAAGTAATATTGAGTCTGGAAGAACTTACTACGTAAGTGAAATCGTCAGCAACACCGAAATGACTATTTCAGAATTGGTTAACGGAACAGTATTGTCGCTCAATAACGGTACTGGAACTGCAATTCTAACCAATCAAAAGAATACAGTTCAGTTGACTAGCGAAACTGGTTCAATGACCATGAACGTTTCACTGCCTGTAAGTCCAGGACAAATCAATGGTCAGCTATTCACGCTATATCAGACTGCTGGACAGTATCCTGATATCGTTTCTGAAAACTATTCGGACTTGATTGAAAGAACAATTCGTGCTACAATCGGAACGAACTATACTGTTCCAGTTAATAGAATTGCAATCCCAGAATCAGAAGGTGGAACATTTAATTTCTACGTTAACATGCCATTGCGAGTAAACAGTGCAGTGGGTGGATTGAGTACCGGTGTTACCTATTATGTAACTGAATATTCGGGAGAAGAAATACCTGATCCTGAAAATCCTGGGGAGACAATAGCACGACCAAACATTCAGGTAGAAGTTAACACTACTTCTTCAGTAGGAAACGTATTAACCTGTGCATACGATGTAGGAAGAAATCTATTAGGAACTACATCACTATACATCGGTATGCCAATCGTATTCTCTGGAATTGGATTGGGCGGAATTGTTATTGGACAAGAATATTTTGTTGAAAGCATCGTTAGTTCCACTGAGTTCACTATCTCTGAAACTGATGGCGGCACAGCAAAGACATTATCCACCGCAAACGGTATTATGATGGGTGATGGTAACCCATACATCATCATATCTACTAGTAAGGGCGGAAGTGCAGTAGCTTTAACTAATGATACTTCAGCTTCTTCTAGCTTCACTCAGTTTATAACTGGGACTCCCGAATTCAGTTTGTCATATGTGTTGGGTGGATACACTGCGATAATTACTAATCCCGGTGAAGGCTTTGCAATCAACAATGTGATTACTGTTTCCGGAACTGAGGTAGGCGGAACAACCCCGGCCAACGACATTACACTAACGGTTAACACAGTAGATGATGACGGCGGGATTACATCTGTAATAAGAACCGGTACTCCTCCCGCATCAACGCAGCAGTACTATCTACAGGTGCGCTCAGAAAATACAGTGGCGGTATACAACAACTCATTGATGACTGTTCCGGTTAGCGGCATTGCTTTCCCGTTTGTAGGATATACTGAATCAACAGTTACCAATTCTACTACCGATACACTAACAGTAGACACAACTGGATTCAGTAATTATGATGCAGTATCATTTAGCGGTTCAATACCTACTGCATTTGATATCGGTGAAACATACTATCTGTACAATGTAACTTCTACAACTGCTCAAGTAACGACCACTCCAAATGACGCAGGTACGATTGTTTCTGGAATCACATTTACTGATGATTTTATGATGGCTAAGCTAGGTAGCATCGCATTACTGCCCGAACCATTCTACTTCAATCAGAGCATTGTCAAGTTTAACAATAGAGTTTATGAATGCGTCATTTCTAACAACGATGACGAATTCATTTTCGGTAAGTGGGAGTTGCTTGATTCAGGTGATCGCAGATTGAATGCAATGGATCGTGTAATTGGATACTATCAGCCTACCGTGGACATGCCTGGGGTAGACCTCACACAGTTGTTTGAGGGTGTCACGTATCCTAATTCTACATATTTAGGTAATGCTTTCCAACCAAACCAGCAGTATCCTCTTGATACTCAGTTGTCTGACTTGCCATTCTACCCATCTGAGGTAGATATTACTGGCATCGTATACGATGGCGAAAAGTATATCTCTAGCGCAAATCTACCAACATATAGTGCTATTATCGGAAGCTTAGATAATCAGAATTGGGGAGTAGGCAGACTAACTAATAATCCTGTCAACTTGACAGATATTACATATGCGGGCGGAATCTATTTAATGACTTCTGCTAACCCAGCAACTCCTATCTATAGAAGTACTGACGGTATTTCTTGGACAACAACCGGATACTATACGCCAAATGATCCTTCTACTGCATTGTCAGTTGCGACTATGCCTTTGAATTCAGTAGCATATTGCTCAATGGGTCAGGCTTGGGTAGCAGTAGGTCAGAACATACTTCGCAGCACAGATTCATATCTGTGGGATAAGATAACAGATTTTAATCCTGCATACGAATATCAATTAAATGCAATAGCTCCAATTACTGGTACTAATTGCATGGGACTTATTGCAGT